AAACCAGTTAAGGTTTATTAGCTTAGCGGCAGTTAGGTCCTATGGATTCGAGAGCTTCTTGCTCATCCTCGGTTAACGTCAATTGTCGTGTTGGTAAAGTCCCGCGGTCATGCCGCGTCTCAATGGCCCGTACTACGCTCGTAGTCCAGCGCGCCATCACTTCTTGGTCGCAAATCTTCATGTATCCTGTCTACGAGTTTAATCCGCGTGCGGATTGTTGCTCGCAGTTGATGAACGAAGTGAAGAAGTTGTTGGGATCCTGCCCCAGTTCGGTCGAGTCCGAACGGATGGCGTTCCAATCTATTAAGAAACTTCTTCCCGCCTCGTGCCCATGCATGGAGGCGGATTTGCTAAAATCTCTTGAGTCTACCCTTACGGCGAAACCCATTCTGTTACCCAAAGGTTATGTTGGTTTTGTTCGGAAACAAGTCAATTCCCTATTCCGCAAGGGATGGGATGTTGGAGTTTACTCCAACTTTTGTTATACGAACACTCCAGGACTTTCGGGCACTACTGACAGCTCTAGACTTCAGGGCGGTTGCTTAGGAGCAGTTAACGATCAGGTCGAACTGCTTGAACGTACTTTGGGCGACGTTCCCTATGATAGCAAGCCTTGTGAAGCCGAGTTGTTGGTAGTCCAGTCGGCAGGTAAGCCTCGACCACTAACGAAGTTTAGTTCCTCGGAACTTTGTCTTCGTCCACTTCATAAGTCACTCTATGAGCACTTGACGAAGGTTACTAAATGGTTGTGTCGAGGTGATCCTACTGCAGAGAAATTGCGGAAGGCGGGATTTCGGAGGGGGGGCGGTTTATTAGTTTCCGGTGATTATCGTTCCGCTACCGATAATCTGTCTCTTGAAGTCGCGGAGCTTATCTTGAGCATTATTCTGGAGAATTCAGCCTCTGTGCCGAGTTCTGTGAAAGATCATGCGATGAAGGTTATGCGTCCGACTTTGTGGAATCTTGAACATGATATGGAATTTAAGATTAGTCGAGGTCAAATGATGGGCTCTTATCTTTCCTTTCCTCTCCTGTGCATTCAAAACTTTTTGAGTTTTGATTTTGCTAGGGAGAGTGCAGGTTTGGCTAAGATGCCTATTTTGATTAACGGCGATGATATCTTGTTTCAGTCTTCATGTGAGAGTTTTCCGGAGAGGTGGATGGAGGTAGTGAAGACACTCGGTCTCGACGTCGAAGAGACCAAGACCTCAATTTCTAACGACTTTGGGACTTTGAATTCCACTCTTTTTGAGTGGAAGGACGATTTCCTTTTTGTCGTTCCGACGTTGAGGTTTGGTATGCTTCGGCGGGTCGAGTGCGTGAATTCACTGGGGGCAACTTTCCATTCCTTCGTTCGTGG